ACGTTGGGCCTACCAGTGAGTCTAAGCGTGCATCGACCGTCCGGGCACTGACCGGGATGATGGCGATAACGCAAGATCCCCAAACGATGCAGGTGCTGTCGGCTCTTTCCTTGATGAACATGGAAGGCGAGGGCATGGCTGACGTTCGCAAGTTCTTCCGCAATCAACTGGTCCAGATGGGTGCGGTTGAGCCCACCGAGGAAGAGCGCGAGCAGATGATGGCTGCTCAGCAAGCAGAACAGCAGCAGCAGGATCCCAATGCGGTGTTCTTGGCAGCCGCGGCTGAAGAGGCCCAGGCGAAGGCGCAGAAGGCCCGTGCTGACGTCATCGAGACCATCGCTGACGCGGAGTACAAGCAGGCTAAGGCGGCTGAGACCTACTCTAAGATCGACAACGATGCAGAGCGTCTGACCCTTGATTCAACGGAACAGGTAGCGAGGATGATCCGTGGCAACCCCGGTCGGTAGTGTCGTCGCCCGTCTAATCCGGGCAGGGTATCCCGAGGCAACGGCCAGGAGGATCGCTTCTGGTGAGCTGTCAATGGACGAAGCGAGCCGTATGGCGCGTGCGCGGGAACAGGGGTTTGTCAATCAGCAATACCACGGTTCCATGCAAGACTTTCAGCAAATTATCCCTGGTTATGATGACGGATTATTTTTCACAACTCCTAATCCGGAGTTTGCAAATGCTTGGGCAGGGAAAGGGAAAAGGCAAACCAGGGAAGGGGAGCCTGACGCGTATGACCGTTATTCCCCGCAAAAGCGAAAAGTATTTGAAGAGCTTGGAAGCCCAGAATACGGAACTCCAGAATATGACGAATATGCAAGGCTGACCGACAAAATAGTTCGTGAAGAAATGAATGCTTTCAAGACCGTTTACCCGATGCTTACGAGGACAGATAAAACTTTTGACCCTGCCAGAGATTTTGATGAAATAGCAGATCTTTACGATGAAAACAGATTAAATGCTCCGTTCAGTTCTGATTTCCCGACCTTTGCCGATGCTCTTAAAAGTGGCGCTTATATTCTTTATGAGAACCCGGAAGTCGTAAGGCACTTGAAAAGCAAAGGTTACGATTCAATGCTTTTGCGGGAATCGGTTGGAAGTAAAGCTGATCGAGAGGCGCCTTACACAACGGTTGCACATTTTTATCCAGACCGAAACATTCGCTCCCAGTTCGCCGCCTTCGACCCCGAGCAAACCGGATCCTCTAACATCCTTGCCGGTCTAGGCGGAGCAGGGGTTGTGGGTGCTGGCCTCATGGCGCCTGAAGAGGCAGAGGCGGCAGGGTTCGGCACCTTGGCTAGAGCTATCGGCCAGGGAACCCGGCGTGTTTTTACCGGATCGCCTGCCGAGTACACGCAGCCTTCCCTCCAGAAGATCGGCACCGGGGAGGGCAATCAAGCCTTCGGTTATGGCCTGTATTTCTCTGAATCCCCTGGGGTGGCAACTGGCTACCGGAAGATCTTGTCTGGCGAGAAGCTGATCAAGAGGCTAGAGGATCAGGAGCTAGACCCGGACCTGTACCCCGAAGACGTCAGCGAGATGCTAGACGAGGGCGTCTTTGGAGAGGCAGAGACCCGCTTCTTGCGAGCCCTTGAGGCAGCAGACTACCTTGGCTTCGACCATCCCTATCAAGCCGTCAGGGCTACGTTTAGCCCCCGTATGGGCTTTGATATGGGTGACGAGGCGGTCGTCAATCTTCTCAAGATGCGTGACGAGATGGGGTTCCTCTACGAGACAGAGATCCCGGCAGACACGTTCTTGGATTGGGACTTGCCTCTGTCCGACCAGCCTGCGATTGTCCAGCGTGTAGTGGACGAGGTGGCACGGCGTCAGCCTGAGCGCTTCGATGCGACGATGATGCGCCGCTACCAAGAGGGCAAGATGAAGGGCAAAGAGGCGTATTACCTCTTCAGCCAGAACCCTCAAGAGGCAAGCCAGGTTTGGGCTAACTACGGCGTTCCTGGGGTGCGTTACAGCAGCCAGGGAAGACGCAGCGTAGCTCAGAAGGAGATGGTCCCTCAGAACTACGTCGTCTTCGATGACAAGCTAATCAACATGGTCTCGCGTAACGATATGCCCCTAGAGGGCAACTTCGACGAGGCTGCGGCACGTCAGGCAATGGATCCCGAGATGCTACGGAGCCGTTTGCGGCAGATGGGGCCTGTTGGGACCGTCGCTGCGTCTGCCGGGGCCACTGCATCGCCCTTAGACCGTCCAGAAGACGTTGAGAGCCGCGCAAACGCCAGGGCTGTAGCTGTGGCTAGCGATACGCTAGAACGCCTCAGACGCGAGCGTGGAGCGGTCATGTCGCCGCTACAAGATACGCGCATGGCACGCTTCGGAGACTATCTAACGGAGAACCGTCCGAGCGAGATGGATCCGGTACAGCGTGCGCTTCAGAGCCTGGGGCTGTTCCAAGGCTTAGGCGAATACCTGCGGACGACCGGGGAAGGTCAACGCACGACGACGATGCAAGACATCAACGCGGCGCTTGATGTGGTGCCTCTATAACCTAATTGCATAAGCGTCAAGGCTTTTATAATATGTGTTCACGGCATCCGCCCAGCCGTTCAATGGGTGAGTCTGGTAGGGGTCTGAAATGAACGATTTGGCAGAACAGATCGAGGATGAAGTCTATGAAGACGAAGAAAATGTGCTCAGCGAAGCCGGGGATGAAGAAGCCGAAGAGCTACAGCTCGACGACGACTCAGAACCGTCGGATGAGCCGTCGGAGCCGGTAGAAGCCGAGGCCGAAGATTCTGAAGAGTCTGAGACTGATGACGACGGTTTAGTCGTCTCGATTGACGGGGAATCGCCAGCCCCAGAGGAAGCAGCACCGGAATGGGTGCGCGACCTGCGCAAGCAGCACCGAGAGCAGAAGCGTAGGAACCGTGAACTGGAACAAGAACTTGAGCAGATGCGGAACCAGGGCCAACGTGCCCAGCCGCTAGGGCCTAAGCCCACCCTCGAGGTCTATGACTACGACACGGATAAATACGAGAAGGCTCTCGCAGACTGGTTTGACAGGAAGCGTAGGCATGACGCCGAGCAGGAAGCTGTCCAGCGTCAGCAACAGGCCATCACACATCAGTGGGAGCAGAAACAGCAGGAGTATTTCCGTCGCAAGGAGGCGCTGAAGGCCAGAGACTTCGATGACGCGGAGGATGTTGTTAAAGACATCTTAAACGTCACGCAGCAGGGCATCATCGTCAAAGGCGCGGAGAACCCCGAGATTGTTGTCTATGCTCTAGGCAAGAACCCAAAGAAGGCGCAGGAGCTTGCTCAGATTGATGACCCCATTGACTTCGCGTTTGCGATCAGCAAATTGGAGGCCAAATTGAAGGTTGCAACGAAGAAGTCGGCACCCCCGCCCGAGAAGACGGTCAAAGGACAGGGCCGTGTATCGGGTTCGGTGGACTCAACCCTTGACAGGCTGCGAGCTGAAGCAGAGAAGACCGGAGACTATTCAAAGGTTCTTCGCTACAAGAAACAGCTCAAGGCGAACAAATAACTTTAGGAGGCCATCATGGCTAATGCATTTTCCAAGGAAGAGCGCGTTGCGTTCGAGGATCTCCTCGAAGGCTTCAACGATGCCCTAATCCTTTCCCGCAACGTGAGCGTCTACAGCACCGACTCCGCAATGATGGAGCGCGCACGCGACACCATCTGGCGTCCGATGCCCTACATCGCTCAGTCCATCAACGCTACCGCTGGTAGCTCCATCGCTGGTTCCTACCAGGACATGACTCAGCTTTCTGTGCCCGCTACCCTGGGCTACAGCAAGGCCGTCCCCTGGACGATGACCACGCTGGAACTCCGTGACGCCCTCCAAGAGGGTCGCCTCGGCACGGCAGCACGTCAGAAGCTCGCTTCCGACATTAACCAGGCCGTTCTCGACGTTGCCGCAAACCAGGGCACGCTTGTTGTGACCACCTCCACCCCGGCTGGTGACTACGACGACGTGGCTCTCTGCGACACCATCATGAACGAGCAGGGTGTGCCGGACTTCGACCGCTTCCTGGCCCTCTCCAGCCGCGATTACAACGGTCTCGCTGGGAATCTGGCAGCAGCTACCCGCTCCTTCGGGAATGCGAAGTCTGACTCCGCCTACGAGCGCAGCTTCGTGGGTATGGTCGCTGGCTTCGACACCTACAAGCTCGATACGGCCAAGCGGATCACGGCTCAGAGCGCTACCCCCACGATTGATACCACCTCCGCAGCAAACGTCGAGTATGTGCCCAAGGCAACCTCGACCGCTGTCGGTGGCGAGATCAACGTGGACAACCGCTACCAGCAGGTGACGGTTTCCAGCACCGCTGGCGTGGCTGCTGGTGACGCCTTCGAGATCGCTGGTGTGGAAGCTGTGCATCACATCACGAAGCAGAGCACGGGTCAGCTCAAGACCTTCCGCGTTCTCTCCGTGGACAGCGGCACGACCATGACCATCTCCCCGGCTATCATCAGCGGCGGTGGCGGTACCGATGCCGAGCTTCAGTACAAGAACGTGGACCTGGCTTCCACCTCTGGTACGGCGGCTATCACCTTCCTCAACACCACGGCAGCTAATGTCAACTGCTTCTGGCAGCGGGACGCTCTCGAGCTTCTCCCCGGCCGGTTCGCAGTGCCCTCCGACGCTGGCACCGCTGTGATGCGTGCGACTACCGATCAAGGTGTGGAGCTTGTCATGCAGAAGTTCTATGACATTGACTCCATGACGATCAAGTATCGTCTCGATACCCTCTTCGGGGTTTGCTGCAAGCAGCCTGAGATGGCTGGTATCCTCCTCTTCGATCAGTAAGAGGACTGAGGGGGCGGTGGCTTCGGCTGCCGCTCCCTTTTCTAAGGAGGGGCTATGCCTCTGA